ACGAAAAACTTATATTAAGAAAACTCAACACAGAATATAAACAGCTTCGACTTGAGAAATATGAGTTTTACACACAAGGACCTAATGAAGAAACAGATAATAAGGGTTGGAAACTTCCTGCCAGCGGTAGAATTTTAAAGGCAGATGTTCTTCAATATATTGAAGCTGATACAGATCTTATCAATCTTTCTCTTAAGATTGGTATACAAGAGGAAAAAATAGAATTCTTAGAATCAATAATCAAAACTCTAAACAACAGAGGGTACAATATACATACTGCTCTTGAGTTTATTAAATTTATGAATGGACTTTCATGAGCTCAGAATCGGTGCATCTAGAATATGTGGATAACGTTTACTCTCGTTTAGTTTGCGAACCTGGAATTTTGAGAGAAGTTTCAGATCACTTTACGTATTTTGCGCCGAATTATAAGTTCCACCCAAAATTTCGTTCTAGAGTTTGGGATGGCAAAATAAGACTGGTTAATCTACAATCTGGATTAGTATATGCTGGTCTAGCGAAAAGAATCAAGAAGTTTTGTGATTCTAGAAATTATCAATTCACTTTTGATCGCGAGTTGGTTTATGATAATGTCTCTGAGCACGAAATACTTTCTCACATAAACAAATTAAAAATACCAGAAAAGTTTGACAAGAGAGATTATCAGATTGAATCTGTTATCAAATGTATAAGAACAGGCAGAAGAACTCTGCTTTCTCCGACATCATCAGGTAAATCTCTCATCATATATTTTATTGCAACTTGGTATAGCAAACACAAAAAACTTATTATCGTTCCCACCATCCAGCTTGTCAATCAAATGGAGGGTGATTTTAGAGATTATGGATTTAAAGGAAAAATACACAAATCAACTGATGGTCTGTCCAGAGAAAACAATATAGACGCTGATGTTGTGATAACTACGTGGCAATCTTTGAATAATGGGAAAACAAAGATGAAGCCACAGTGGTACAAACAATTTGGTGTTGTGTTCGGGGACGAAGCTCACGGAGCCAAAGCTACTTCTATGATAGAAATTATGTGCAATTTAAAAGATTGCAAATATAGATTCGGAACAACTGGAACTCTAGATGATCAGCCTCTTAATCAAGCGACCATTGAAGGATTGTTTGGACCACAATATAGTTCTATTTCAACTAAAGAAATGATAGAAAGAGGATTTGCTTCAAAACTAAAAATCAAATGTATAGTTCTAAGATATCAAAAACACGAAACACAAATTGTTAAAGATATGGATTATAATTCAGAAGTGGATTTTCTTGTTAACCACAACAAAAGAAATGAATTCATAAAAAACTTGACTCTTTCATTGAAAGGTAATAGACTAGTATTCTTTAGGCTGAGAGATCACGGAGAAAGAATATATTCCGAGCTACAAGATTCTGAAGTTTCGAATGTTTTTCATATTGATGGAACAGTTGATGTAGAATCAAGAGAAGATATAAGAAAAACAATGGAAACAACCAATGATGCTATTCTTGTTGCTTCATTAGGAACTACTTCTACAGGAACAAATATCAAAAGACTTCATCATATGATTGCGGCAAGCCCAAGCAAATCTAAAATTAAAGTGCTGCAGTCTATTGGACGTATGTTAAGATTGCATGAAGAAAAAGAACAGAAAGGTGCGATTCTTTATGATATTGTTGATGATCTAAGTCACGGAAAGAAACAAAATTTTACTCTTAAACATTTCATAGAAAGATGTAAAATATATGACCAAGAACAATTTGAATATAAAATTTACAATGTTGCATTATAATGATTGACGAATACAGAATATTTTTCGTTGATGGTATGAAGATAATGGGCCAAATATCAGAGGTCACAACTACTGTTGTTGTGGTGAAAAACCCAATAGAAATACAGTATGAAGAAACAGAATACGGTCAAATTATCGTTGTTAGCGACCCTATCAAAGAATCCAAATCTGTTACTATTAACATACCAAAATCTAATATATCTTTGACTTGTGATGTTTCAGAAGAAATGGTCATGTATTATCAAAATATAGTAAAGAAGTTTTTAGAACAAAGAAGCAAAACAAAAAGTTACTTAAATTCCCTGACCAATTTAATGGTCGAGCAGCATATATTAGACAATGTTATTGAGCAGCTTTCAATGGGAAAGGTAATACAGGTGACGCCCAATAATTTAAATTAAGAGAATACAATGAAAAAGAAGTCAGGAATACATTACGTAGACAATAAAAAGTTATACGCTGAAATGGTAAAGTTTATCGCAGCATATAGAGAATCAGTAGCAAACGATACTCCAAAACCAAAGGTGCCAGAATACATTGGAGAAGCCATCATTAAGATAGCTACCAGATTAGCGAACAGACCTAATTTTATCGGATACACTTACAAAGAAGAAATGATTGGCGATGGTATTGAAAATGTCCTCGCATACATTCACAATTTTAATCCGGATAAACACAACAATCCGTTTGCTTATTTTACTATGATCATAAGCAATGCTTTTCTTAGAAGATTGGAAAAGGAAAAGAAACAAACTTATATTAAGCACAAAATGCTGGAAAGAAACTATCTAAATAATACGCTAACAGATAATTCAGAAGACGATCCGCACGTTTCGATTGACATCAACACAGATGGAAGACTTGATAATCTTATTAATAGATTTGAGAAGAAACCAAACAAAAAGAAAAAAGTAAAAGGCCTGGAAAAATTCTTAGACGAAGATGTGACGGATAAAGTCGTTTAAGCTGAGAGAGAAATAATATGACAAAAATCGCTTTAATTTGTGATACTCACTGGGGCGCGCGAGGCGACAGCCAGATATTCGCTGAGTTCTTCAATAAATTTTATTATGACTTTTTCTTTCCATATTTGGCCAAGAACAACATAAACAGGATTTTCCATCTTGGTGATATCGTTGATAGAAGAAAGTATATCAACTATATGACTGCCAGACATTTAAGAAAGTTCTTCGAGAAGTGCACAGAGAACAATATATTCGTTGATGCTATTGTCGGAAATCATGATACGACATTTAAGAACATCAATGAGGTTAACTCGATGCGAGAGCTTTTTTCAAACTCAAATCTCAATATAAGATTTTATGATGAGGCTACTGAAGTTGACGTGGATGGCGTGAGCATAGCCATGCTTCCTTGGATATGTTCCGGTAATTATCATGACAGTATGCAATTCATTAAAAACACCAAAGCCCAGATACTTTTCGGACATTTAGAAATTGCTGGGTTCGAAATGTATAAAGGATCTTATACTGAAGAAGGTATGTCAGAAGAAACCTTCAATAAATTCGATGTTGTTTGTTCTGGTCACTTTCACCACAAATCAACCAGAGGCAATATCAACTATCTGGGAGCTCCATATGAAATGACTTGGTCAGATTATGACGATGACAGGGGCTTTCACATATTTGATACTGAGACAAGAGAACTGACGTTTGTCAAAAATCCATTCACCATATTTGAAAAGGTCTATTATAGAGATGATCAGTGGAAGATCGAAGATCTGAACAAGATTGATTATTCTAAATTTACTGGCAAATATGTAAAACTGATTATAGAAAACAAAACCAATCCGTATTTCTTTAATATGTTCATTGAACGTTTAGAAAAAGCTGGTCCAGCAAATCTTCAAATCATGGAAGATTATTTCTCTATAAGCCAAGAAGAAGAATCAGTGAACGAATCAGAAGACACTCTTTCTATATTAAGAAAAGTAACTGATCAACTGGACGTACAAGTAGATAAGAAAAAGCTTGACAAATTTCTAGAAGAGTTGTATAATGAAGCCTTATCGGTGGAGTAATTCTCAGAATGCATATTCATTTCAAAAAAATTCGTTATATGAATTTTCTGTCGAGCGGCAATCAGTTCACCGAAATTATTCTTGATAAATCAAAATCTACTCTAATTATCGGCGAAAATGGCGCTGGCAAGTCCACGATTCTGGACGCTTTGTCGTTTGCTCTATATGGAAAAGCCTTTCGAAACATCAACAAACCGCAATTGGTCAATTCAATAACAGGAAAAAATTGTGTTGTTGAATGTGAATTTGATGTTGCAGGAAAACAATATCTGATCAGAAGAGGTATGAAGCCTTACTTCTTTGAGATCTTTCAAAACAAAAAACTGATCAATCAGGACTCAAAAGTAACAGAATATCAGGAAGTGCTCGAGAAGCAGATTCTCAAGCTCACACACAAATCTTTCAGCCAGATTGTTGTTCTTGGCTCGGCAAACTTTGTTCCATTTATGCAGCTTCCTCCATATATTAGGAGGGAAGTTATTGAAGATTTGCTAGACATTCAAATCTTCTCTATTATGAATTCTCTTCTAAAATCTAAGATAGACGAGAACAAATCAGACATATCAGCAGTAGAACAGTCTATTTTTGTTATTGAGAATCAAATTGATTTACAGAAACGGCATGTAAGCAGCATCAAACAAAACAATGATGAGATTGTTTCGAAAAAGAGACAATCTATTGAAAAAATCAGTTCTCAAATTCAAGAAGCTAATGAAGAACTCTCAAACTTAAATGAGAGTTTACAGAAGCATATGGACTCTATTGAAGATAAAACTTCAATACAAAAGAAACTTCAGAAAACTCTAGACTTTGATAAACAAATTGATGATAAGCTTAAAAGTGTAAGAAAAGAATTAAAATTCTATCAGGATAATGATAACTGTCCTACATGTCGTCAAACTCTAGAAGAATCTTTTAAATCTAAGAAAGTTGCAAAGAAAACAGAACAAGTTGATAAACTTGTAGAAGGCTCTGTAAAACTCGAGCAAGATATAGAAGCTTTCAATAAAAGACTTGAGGAAATAAACAGAACACAAAAACACATTGACAGTATCAATAAACAGATTCAATTATTAAACAATAGAATATATTCTTGGAATGAGAACATAACTTTATTAAATGATGAGATCGAATCTATTCGAAAGAACACAAAGATTATTGATGGAACTAAAGAAGAAATTAAGAAACTAAAGGATAAACTAAAATCAGAGTTACAACTCAAAGAACAATTGTATGAGAAAAGAAATCTCATAAATGTATCAAGTTATCTATTGAAAGATAATGGAGTAAAGACTAAGATTATCAAACAGTATGTTCCTATTATGAACAAACTGATCAACAAATATCTTGCTGCATTAGATTTCTTTATTCAGTTCGAACTCAATGAGAAATTTGAAGAGACCATTAAGAGTAGATTTAGAGATGAATTCTCTTACAATTCATTCTCTGAGGGCGAAAAAATGCGAGTAGATTTGGCGCTTCTTTTCACTTGGAGATCTATTGCTAAAATGAGAAATTCTGCTTCTACCAATCTATTGATTATGGACGAAGTATTTGATAGTTCTCTTGATAATAATGGAACAGAAGAATTTATGAAGATACTCGAGAACCTTACTTCAGATGTAAACGTTTTTGTTATATCACACAAAGCTGACGGATTGTATGATAAATTCCACTCAGTAATTAAATTCAAGAAAGAAAAGAATTTTAGTAAAATGGAAGCAAGAGCATAATTTCTTGTCTAAATATTATTAAATGGAGGGTGTGATGGAAGAAATAGAAACGCTATCTTTGGTATCAGAAACAAATCCAATACTTCGTATGAACACAGAAGTGTTTGATTTTAAGAATCCTCCAACAAATCCTGTTATTTTGTATAGACAGATGGCAAATACAATGCTAAAGAATAATGGTATTGGATTGGCGGCACCACAAGTAGGTCTTCCATATAGAATGTTTGTGATGAGAACTCATCCAGACGTTATTGGAGTATTCAATCCACTTTTGCTTGACACTTCCGAAGAAACCATTATACTAGAAGAAGGTTGTCTGAGTTTTGATATGCTTTTTATTAAAGTAAAAAGACCGAAACGTATTCGGGTTCGTTTTACAAATCCCGACGGGCAAACTGAAACTAGGGTGTTTGATGGTATGACGGCTCGTTGTTTTCTTCACGAGTTGGACCATCTTAATGGAATTACCTATCTGCAAAAAGCAAATAAATTTCATATTGAGACCGCCAAGAAAAGACGCAAACAAATTAAAGAAGAGAACCAAAGGATTGCATAATGGTTAAGGTGATTGTTGCAAAAGAGAAACATGACTGTGAACATTTGCTGGGGCAATATTTAGATGAGAGCCACTATGATATACTTGTACAAGAAGATACTGATTGCTTCATGCCTCCTGATTGTGACCTTGCTACTCAAATGCAATGTGATAAAAATTGCTCAGACTGCCCCACAGGAAAGTCAGAAGCCAGAGTAGCATTTAAATTCCGCAAGAATTATTTCAATAAGAAAATGCAAAGAGACGCATACGAGGGTCTGCGCGAAGCTGCAACTGAATCACAGAATCGTGGTCTAGCTGCTGGCCCAAGAGGTCCGACTCTCAGTGTCGATGGTCGAGGCGGAAGAGATTGGGTCACTGATTATGAGCTTGAGATTCTAGACTTCTTTATGAATGAGCGCAGTTCTTTGTTTGACAAAGAAGATATTTCTTCAATCAAACAAAAATATGCAAAAAACAAAAGCAAATCTGATGAGACACGCGGAACTGTTTGGCTGAGATCTCAGGTCACAAAACGATATCCTGAGTATCATGGCTGGTTTGATGTTTGGGTTGATGAGGTCCAAAAACTCCCCAGACAAAAACAAATTGCTGAAGCTACTGAGATTGCTACCAAATGGATATCTTTCACAAATTATGCAAAATCAGTATACTCTGGCGTTGCTGGCTGGTACGATAGATATCCTAGAATTCCTTTCGGAAGAGCGACATCATACACTCGTGATAATCCGGAAAAATTTGCCAAAGCTTTTCCGTTCCTACAAAAACTCAATCAGGGTTATAAAGATTTGATGCCTTGGCGCTGGGGCAATCAAAAGGCTGCCTGTGATAAAATTGATAGCAGGTTTCTTGTACCAGAAACAGTATTCACAACAATCACTGTGAACAAAAGCTTTAGGACTGCCGCGCATCGTGACGCTGGAGATTTTCAAGACGGTCTTTCAAATCTTCTTACTCTCGGAGACGGAGAATACACAGGCGGATATCTGATTTTCCCTGAATATCGAATCGCTGTTGATGTTCGCCCAGGAGATCTTCTTCTGGTAAACAATCATGAAATTATTCATGGTAATACTGAGATCAAACTTAATTTCCCAGAAGCAGAAAGAGTTTCTATTGTTTGTTATTTCCGAGAAAAGATGTTGGAGCTTGGATCTTGGGAATATGAGAGGACAAGAGAACAATATGTAGAGGATCGAAGAAAAAATAAAGATCATCCTCTGCAAAGACCATTGTGGAATGGAATCTCGCCTTCGATGTGGGATGAAAAAGAATGGTATGATTATTTGACTGACAAACTGGGCAAAAAAACGTTAGAGAAATATCACCCAGAAGCCTTTGTTTCTTCTCTTGATAGTTTCTTCAACTAGGTTTTATAAATATGTCTACGATTAAACGTTGGGTGATTCTTGTTGTGTTTGTTTTACTCATATATCCTTTTTTAATCTTTTTTCATACAGGAATTTAAAAATAAACTTATAAATATTACTTAGCCGTTTTGTTTTTTATTTTTTCGGAGTATTTTCCATGACAATTCTGAACAGGATTCTGGGCGCGTTTCAAAGAGCAAAAGATGATATTAAAAATCCATACACTCCGAGAAATGGCAGATTTTCAGCAGCTCAACAGATTGGGATGTTCTTAGATCCAGAAATGTTAAGGGGAAACCGCCCAGTTCCAGGAACTTCTGAAGCCGAAAGAGATGCTAGAGAATTTCACAGATTGCAGAGAAATACAAACCGGAGGAGCAGACCACGAGGATAAGAAATAAGGAATTTATATCATGTGTTCTGTTATTGGGGCGTTTTTTGATCACCCATCAAAAAAACAATTGACTCTTCTGAAAAACGTTTTCATCGAATCTAAAATAAGAGGAATGCACGCAACAGGCATTTCTTATATTCAAAACAACGAAATTATAACAATAAAAAAACCAATTCCGTCTGACGAGTTCTTCAAAGATGTCGATTTTGAAGACCATTTTATCAATGAAGACGGCAATCTATACATGATTGGGCATTGTCGATATTCTACCTCAGACCTAGAATATAATCAGCCAATCTATAATGATGACATTTCTATTGTTCACAATGGTGTGATCACACAGGAACTTCCAGAAAACTGGAAGTCCATTTACGACATTGTGTGTCAAACTAAAAACGATTCAGAATTTATTCTAAAGACTCTTGAGCAGAAAAAAGAACCTCTTTCTGCTTGGCCTGATACGTCTATGGCGGTTTGTGAATTATATTCTGACAAAAAGATTCGTTTTTATAGAAACGCTAAAAGACCGTTAACAATGGCTGTGTTTAATAATGGTGTTATTGTTTCTTCTACAAAAGATATTTTAAAAAGAGCGAATACAGTTGAAGAAGATTTTATAACGCTTGATTGTGACATGAATGTCATATATACTATAGATAGTCAAAGATTCCAAATTTCTAATGAGTTGATTTCTACGAACAGGAAAGATTTACAGTATGAATTATGATCCTAAGAGTTTTACTTGGGGGTATGAAATAGAGTGGGGTGATATTGATCGTAGGCTGAATATTCCGGAACATCTCGGAAAATGGGAATATGCCGAAACAGATATTGTCAATATCAGAGAGCCATACAAATATATTGCTTGTGATCCATTGGGCCTTGATCCTCCTTTTGGTGGAGAAATCAACACAAAGCCCACTAAAACCTGGCAAGAGCAGGTTGATCGCATTATGGAAATTTATGAGCTCTTTGTTAAAAACGGCAACCAACCATCAGCATCATGCGTCAACCACGGTCATCTTCACGTTTTTGTTCCTGGGCTGAAAAATGATATCGAAGGTCTAAAAAATCTAACCAAATATATTCGTCGAAATCAAAAAGAGACTATAGCTGCTTGTTATAGATTCTATGACGGATATAATATGAAAAAACTCAAAAACGCCACAACATATCTAAAGTTTGACGGTGGCCGAGAAATGCCAGATTATATGTGTAGCAACATTATAAATTTGGCGAAAGACTTCGACACTTTTATCAAATTGCAATGCGCAGGTAAAGATGGTATATCTATGGGTCGCCCACTTAGATACGCTATCAATACGTATTGTATGAAACATACAGGTACTATTGAGTTTAGATGTTTTCGTTCTACAACTAATAGATTGGAAATTGAATCTCAGTTTAAATTTGTAGAAAGATTTATTGACGCTGCTTTGAATAACGGACCAGATGTTTGGGAAATTTTAGCAGATGTTAGTTTAAAGTTCCCAGAATTCAACTGGGATGATCTGGAATATGAAGGTTGGATTAAGACAAAATATGACAAATCACGCGGAGAGAAAAAACGCGAATTCCATGAAGTTGCGTAAGACTTCCAAAGAAGAATTCGTTCGCCATATTACCGACAAAAAAGAAGATAGATTCGCCAAGACTTTTGTGGCAAAGGCTAATATGCAGGATATCTGGGACAACTGTTATGGGTTGTGGCTAGAAGAAGATCTTTGTGGTGCTATAATCACAACAGTGTCCAAGAATTACCCCAAGATAATGAATCTTCAATTGCTGCACACATTTCATAAACACAGAGGCTCAGGTGTTGGAAAGAAACTCTGTCAGTGGGCTTTGCAAAAAGCTGTTGATGATGGGGTGAATTACTTCAGAGTTTCAGCTGAGCCAGATGCTGTTTTGTTTTATGAGAAATGTGGATTTGTATTTCAGGGTAGACAAAAATCAAATAGCCAACTTTCTATTTTTCGCATAATAGATAATAATTTTTCAAACGGCGATTATTCTATCTCTGATCCTATCATAAACAAAGCAGTTTACAGAAAAGGCAAAGGTGGATGTGTAGAAGTGTTTGTTAAGTCTGAACAATCTGATTTGGAAAAATTCTATGGATAGCAGAGAGCTCTTTATTCGATGGTATGCATGGTCTCTGGAATATAAAGATTGTGATCCTTCTGTTTGGATGACAAATTATCTTAATAAAAGATATCAGCATAATGACGAGGAAAGAATATGGCTTTGCTGGCTTTATGGTAACACATATTATCTTCCGACATCATGGGTGTTAAAGAATGAGTTTCCCGATTATGAGTTGGCTACTGTAGATAGAATAACAAAATGGAACAACACCAACTATAAAAGACTTAGATATCAAACAGACACAAAATACAATAAAGGCCATTTGCCTTCTATGTTTGAGTCTTACCAAAAATATTTTGGAAACAAATTGCAAAGAGATGTATTAGAATCATTATACTCTGACAATGAAAAACAAAATTTCGATAATATATGGAATTCTGTAAATAAAAACTTCTATAAGTTTGGGAGATATACAACATGGTTTTATCTTCAACATCTTAAACATACCGCAGGAATAAAAATAGAACCAACATCACTAATGCTGTCAGATTATTCTGGGAGTAAATCACACAGAAATGGTTTGTGTTATGCTCTAAGCAAACAAGATTGGATAAATAATAAACTTACTGAGAAAGAATATCAGTGGCTGCAAGCAAAGAGCGACGATATTCTAATTGAAATGAGACAAAGATTTCCTCAGTTGTCCTCACAATTAGATTATTTTACTATGGAAACATGTCTCTGTAGTTTTAAGAAAATATTCAGAGAGAATTCTTCTAGATATTTGGGATATTATCTCGATAGACAAGCTGAAGAGATATCTACTGTTTCTTCTGATAGTTGGAACGGGATAGACTGGGACGTTTTGTGGCAAGCTCGAAAAGAAACTATTGATAAAAAGCTTGACAAACGCACAGGAATAGACAAGAATAGGTTTGGCGAATACCTGAAGACTGGTTCCATTGATAGAGTAGAGTGGATGTTTAAAGATTCCGTTAAAAAAGATATTGGATTGGAGATGTTTTTCGCATGAAAGTTATTGCTATATTTGGAGAGCCAGGCAGCGGTAAATCCACCCTGATGAATGAATTGATGGCGCGTATTGGGATCTCAAGAGAAGTCAAAACTGATTTCAAACTTGTGCCATATCATCAAAAAGAAAATATCTATATTCTCGGTAAATATGAAGTCGGAGAAGTTTTTGGTGGGACTGATAAAATGTCTATGGCTGTTCAGCCAGAAGCCATAAAATTTCTTGCTAGTTTAGATGATAATTCAGTTGTTCTTTTCGAAGGCGATAGGCTATGCACTTCGTCTTTTCTTGATCACTGCAACGATAAATATAATCTGACGATGGTATATCTCTCCACGTCAAAATCAATCCGTACAGAAAGATTTAAAGAACGAAACAGCAATCAAGATGAAACTTGGTTGAAAGGTCGTGAAAGCAAAATCAATAATATACTTTCTAATCTTAATCTTAAATTCATTACTGAAATCTTTGAGAACAATAAAAGAGAGGATTCAGAAAAAATTATAAACTTTATCATGGAAAAAATTAAATGACACCAGTTGAGAAATGGTACTTGAGAAAAAATTCTGACATAGAGAATGGCGGCGTCAAATACGATAAAGATAAGCCGCCGATGGATCTTATACCCACAGAAGCTTTGTTTGAAGTCGCTGAAATATTAAAATTCGGGGCTGAAAAATATGAGCCATACAATTGGGCCAAAGGTATGGCGTATTCGAGACTCACTGCGGCGGCACTGAGACATATCTTCAAATTCAATTCTGGAGAGGATAATGATCCTGAAACTGGGAAATCTCACATTTCCCATGCCATTTGTTGTCTTCTCTTCTTAGCAGAATACGAAAAACGGAAAGAACATTATGAGTCTTTTGACGATAGATTTGATTGGAATACAAAAAAGACTAAAAACGCTTGACTTTATGACCAGTTGCAGTATAATAAACAAATAATGAAGGAATCACCATGGAATCCCAAACAAAAATGAACCTAGAGGACGGATCTCTCAAGATCGAAGTCCCAACAGAAGTATTGAAAAATAGAAAACTATTTGTTGCCACTCCAATGTATGGCGGACAATGCGCGGGAATGTTTGCTCGATCGATCGCAGACCTTTCCGCTCTTTGTCAGAAATACGGAATTCAGCTGAGACTTTATTTCCTATTCAACGAGTCTCTGATTACTCGAGGTAGGAACTACTGTGCTGACGAATTCATGAGGTCTGGTGACACCCACCTAATGTTCATCGACTCGGATATCGGCTTCAATGCCAACGATGTTATCGCTCTTCTTGCTCTGCAATCAGAGAATCCAGAGGAAGATGAATATGATATTCTCTGCGGCCCATATCCTAAGAAGTGTATCTCTTGGGAGAAAATTAAACAAGCTGTTGATAAAGGATTCGCGGATCAAGATCCTAGCGTCCTAGATCGATTTGTTGGCGATTATGTCTTCAATCCTGCTAACGGTAAGACTGAAATTTCTCTTACCAAACCAGCGGAAATTCTTGAGGCTGGTACAGGCTTCATGATGATTCGACGCAATACTTTTGAGAAGTTTGCTGAGGCTTACCCACAGCAATCTTATAAACCAGATCACGTAAGAACTGAACACTTTGACGGTTCTCGTGAGATCATGGCGTTCTTCGACACGCCAATTGATCCTGAATCCAAACGCTATCTGTCAGAAGATTATATGTTCTGTCAGTGGTCTAGGAAAATTGGACTGAAGGTTTGGCTGTGCCCATGGATGCAGCTGAAGCATGTTGGTTCATATATATTTGGCGGTTCTCTTGTTGATCTTGCCCAAATCGGTGCTGCCGCAACGGCAGACGTAAGCAAACTAAAGAAAAAATAGGAGTATTTTTATTATGAAACTTTCCAAAGAAACCCTTGGAGTTCTTGAGAACTTCTCTTCTATCAACCCAGTTATCCTTGTTCGAAAGGGTAAACAACTCAGGACTATTTCTCCTTCAAAGGCTGTTTTTGCAGTTGCTAATGTTGAAGAAGAGTTCGATCGTCAGTTCGCGATCTTTGATCTTAAGAAGTTTATTGGTTGTCTTTCTCTGTTTGATTCTCCAGATCTAGAATTCAATGACAAGTTCGTGAATATTTCAGAGGATGATCAACAACTGTCTTATTATTTTGCTGATCCAGAACAAATCTCGTCAGCAGCACCAGAAAAAACAATCAATCTTCCTTCTGAAGATGTTGAATTCAAACTGCTGGCCAAAGATTTCCAGAAGATCGTGAAGGCTATGTCTGTTGCTGGTCTGTCCAACATCTCTGTTGTTGGTGATGGATCTAACCTTATGCTTAAAGCTCTCGATCCAGAAGGAAAAACTAATGATGCCTTCACGATCAATATCGGCAAAACTGATATGAAATTCAAGGCAGTTTTCCGAGCAGAGAATCTTAAGATGCTTTCTGATGACTACGATGTTGTTATCTGCTCTAGGGGTATCGCAAGTTTCACAGGGAGCAAAGTGAAATACTTCATTGCTACTGAGGAAAAGTACAGCAAGTTTCAATAAATAATTTGTTGTGCTTTTGATTATTATATTATGAGGAGTTATGATTATGTCTAGAGATATTCTTTTTGTAGAAAAATATCGCCCACGTCGAGTGCAAGATTGCATTCTTCCAGAAAAACTTAAAAGTGTATTCCAAAAATTCGTTGATGATAAACAAGTTCCCAATCTTATTTTGGCGGGATCTTCCGGTACAGGTAAAACCACAATCGCAAGAGCCATGCTTGAAGAAATTGGTTGCGACTATATTATCATCAACGGATCGCTCAATGGTGGCATTGATACCCTGAGAACTGATATCACCAACTTTGCTTCTTCTGTTTCTCTGACAGGTGGAAGGAAGTATGTGATTCTTGATGAGGCCGATTATCTGACAAACTCAACTCAGCCTGCTCTTCGAAACTTCATGGAAGAGTTCTCTAAGAACTGTGGGTTTATTCTGACCTGCAACTACAAAGATAAGATCATAGCTCCTCTTCATTCTCGCTGTTCTGTTGTTGACTTTAAAATCAGCAAAGAAGAGAAAGATGTTCTGGCAAAACAGTTCTATAAGCGCGTAGTAGATATTCTCAAGAAAGAAAATATCGAAGCTGAAAAGGGCGCTGTTGCTGGGGTTATCGTTAAGTTTTTCCCTGATTGGAGGCGAGTTCTTAACGAGATTCAACTTTATTCTGCTACTGGTAAAATCGACTCTGGCATCCTGGCCAATCTACAGGATGTCAGTCTTTCTCAACTTGTTGGGTTTATCAAAAACAAAAACTTCAGCGCAATGAGGAAGTGGGTTACCGAATCAGATATTGATGGAATTGCTTTGTTCCGTTCTTTCTATGATAAGGCTGATGACTATCTCACTAAAGAATCTATCCCCGCTCTTGTTCTTTTGATTGGCAAATATCAATACCAACATTCTTTCGTGGCGAATCCTGATATCAACGTTGCTGCGTTCTTTACCGAGGTTATGGTTGAGTGCTCTTTCAAGGAGTAGATAAATATGGATGTCCTTGCTTCGTTAAGAAGATGTAATATTTGCAAAGACAGAAGACCCAAAGATTCAGCCAAAATTATTCTTGAGGCTGTTGATGGGAAAAAGACTCTTAGAGTTTGCTCGAAATGCGAGAAGATTCTAGAGTTATCAAACAGAGCAGCATACGGTGATCATGATGAGCGCGAGAATTAGTCCTTGGGATTTTACCAATAGTATCAATCTAAATAAAAACGACTTGATGGAAGAAGATCCTTCCCTCGAGAAAGATTATCTGCCATTTATAGTTAACGCAAGTTTATCATATTTTCCGGATACGATTGAGTATGCGAATATGATGAACATGAACCACCATCTAGACAACAAACTTCAATATTCTTTTTACCTAAATAGTGTCAGACCCAAGAAACGTTTCAGTAAATGGGCTAAGAAAATTGACGACGAGAATCTTGATGCTGTGGTAAAGTATTTCGGGTATAATCGAACTAAAGCTAAAGAAGTTATCAAGCTACTGTCGCCAGAACAAATAGAAGAGATAAAAATAAAAAATGAAGGCGGTGGAGTTTAATAAATGCTGGACGATTTACTTGAAATAACCCTTAAGGAACCAGATGATTTTTTAAAAGTCAAAGAAACTCTGACCAGAATTGGCGTGGCTTCTCAAAAGCTCAACACCCTTTATCAGTCTTGCCATATTCTTCATAAAAGGGGCAAATATTATATTGTTCATTTCAAAGAACTTTTTCGTATGGACGGAAAAAAGACTGACATAGACGAAACAGATATAAGAAGAAGAAATGCCATCGCCCTTCTCCTCGAAAGTTGGGAATTGTTAAAAATTGTTAATAAACAGAAAGCGGAAGCTTTTTGTGTTTCTTTGAATCAAATCAAGGTCTTACCTCACAAAGAAAAAGAAAACTGGAAACTTTCCGCTAAATACAACATAGGCAAAAAAAGGTAAATTTTTTGCTTGACAATCCTGTCTGGGTCAGGTATGATGTGTTAAACTGAACGTTGTGAGGCGATAAAATGAACGTGAGAATCTTCAATTTTCCTTGTCTTCAAGATGGCGAAACACAAATCGAAAAGGTAGCCATTGAGTTGGAGCTACGCGAACGACGTGGTCAAAATCTAGAGCCAGAAGAAAGAGATTGGCTTGATTGGGCGAATAGTGTGACTATTCAGTCAACTCAAACTACATTTTGATAACATTAGACCGCGTAGCTCAGCAGGATTAGAGCAACAGCCTTCTAAGCTGTGGGTCGAAGGTTCGATTCCTTCCGTGGTCGCCAAATTATTCCGCGGTAGCTCAGTTGGTAGAGCAGTCGACTGTTAATCGACTGGTCGTTGGTTCGAGTCCAACCCGCGGAGCCAAAAAAGAATATACGTGAAATAAACAGGAACTGGAATAAAAATGCCTGCTGTATTTCTTTACGCTGACCCGCACTTCGGACACGAAGGCGTATGTAAGTTTCTGCGTCACGACGGAACTAAGCTGCGTCCTTTTGACAACGCAGAGCAGATGGACGTTGAGCTTATCAAGCGTTACAACGCTGTGGTGAAGCCAAATGACAAGGTGTATTTTCTTGGCGACGTAGCAATGCGTACCAAAGAAATGCATCGCGTACTTTTTCAACTTAACGGTGACAAGGTGCTTATAAAAGGCAACCACGACATCTTTAAGATGGACGAGTACGCTAAGCACTTCCGTGACATACGTGGCTACCATGTTATGAACGGTTGTCTACTGTCCCATATACCCGTGCATACAGAGAGTTTAGCACGCTTTGGATGTAACATACATGGGCATCTGCACTACAGGGAAGTTATGCACAATCAGCAGGTTGATCCCCGCTACATGTGTGTTTCAGTAGAGCATACTGACTATGCCCCTATACTGTTTGAAGACGCCCTAAAGCGCATAAAAGCGCGTGGTGGGCACGTTGGGTTTAAAGATAAAGGCGAGGTTGCACTATGAAAGACATTTTTACAGAATCTAGTGCGTACGTTATTAAATCGCCTCCTAGCTCAGGATGGATATGCCATCTGTTTGGAGAACATTCGCCTTTCTTAACATGGGAGCCCGCTGAAGGTCGCGTACCAAATTGGTGGGTTCGTTTCTGGATGCGAGTATTTTTTGGATCAGTGTGGAAACGTAAAGGCGCGTTATGAAAAACGTAGAAATTGTTTTGTGGCTTGCTATTTTTGCTATTTTTGTAGCATGGTATAGTTCTATTACTGTTTTAGAAAGAACGTTCCAATCTCAAGCCATAGAAAATGGGGCTGCTCAATATAATCCGCAAACAGGCGAGTTTGAGTGGAAGGTAAACAAATGAAAGTACGTATTGGAAAACACCCAAGCTGGTTTGGCCCATATCAGTTAGCAGAAAAACTCTGCTTCTGGGCCAAACCAGTAACAAACGAATATGGGTTCAAAGATCCTCCAGATTGGGTGCATAACTTTGGTACCTGGTTGGCGCATGGGAAAACTCTACCCACTCCAAAAAAGCTGGGAGAAGATCATCCCAGAACTTTGCTGTATAAGTTTCTTGCTTGGGTTTACCGCAAAAGACAGCAAAAAGTGTATGTTCGTATTGACCGCTGGGATACTTGGGGTATGGATCATACTCTAGCACACATAGTTCTTCCTATGTTGGTGCAACTTAAGGCAACTAAACAGGGGGCGCCTTATGTCGATAACGAAGATGTTCCGGAAGAACTTCGTAGTACTAATGCTACAAATGAGGGAGAAGTTGACAATCTTCATTTCAAGCGCTGGGATTGGGTTCTTAATGAAATGATTTTTGCATTTCATAATAAACTTGACGATAACTGGGAAGCCAAGTTTGAAACCGGTATCCATGACTGGAGTTTTGAGCCAACCATCGGTGAAAACGGGAAGCCAAAATATTACGAGATGGTACACGGTCCTAACCATACTTATAAAGTGGATCAAGAAGCGCGTAATGCATACCAAAAACGTATCTCCAATGGATTTCTTCTTTTTGGAAAATATTACGAGTGTTTGTGGAATTAAAAACGCTTGACTATTTGATTCCAATGCAGTATACTGTCATAGTGGATTTTAATGGAGACTGTGATGTATAAGCCAATGCCAGAAGATACCAACTGATTCGGAACTTCAATATGATTGATATGGAAAATGATATCAAAGACTCTTTTATCTACAGAAAGGTAAGGGCTAGTAAAAATTATGCACAAAGTCTCTATGCGGCTATGTGTAATAATGTTTTTGTAAAAGAAGGCGTAGAGTGGAGTTGTAGCTGGAGGTCCTCTGGTGCTGTTGTTTCTTCTATGCGTACAAATGAAGATTATATAGATTATTACTGTTCTGGTATGGGAGTTTTTGAGGAAAGACCCGCTACCAAGGAAGGCGAGGTAACTGACGAGATCAGAGAAGATCTAGCAAGAATTGGGTGGAGTGTTAAAGATGGTGATTGAAAACGTTTTTCCAAAACTGTATTGGGGTATTAAAGTTCCCATGGACGGTAGGGACGGTAGCTATTTGTGGGTTGTCAATGGATATCCGGATATAGAAATACTGAAATATGAATCCCAACAAGAAGCAGAAAAAGCTGCTAATGATATGGGATGGAAAATGTTTAAAATCGAGCCAATACAAGAAGGCATAAATTATGAGCCCTGAACTAGACAAACAACTTTGTGAAAAATATCCGCTTATATTTGCGGACCGTCACGCAGATATGACCCAAACAGCAATGTGTTGGGGATTTGACTGTGGCGACGGCTGGTACAACATTATCGATATAATGTGTTTTGCTATTCAAAGTCACATTAATTACTCTGTAAAAGCAAGAGAGTATGACATTAAATTTAACAAAGATCTTGAACAGGCTATTGCTTCAAACTTTCAAGACTGGCCAGCCTATTATAACAGAGAACCCAGAAAACTAACTGAAGTTATTCCTCAAGTAGTGGCAACACAAGTTAAAGAAAAGTTTGGTGGTCTTCGTTTTTATTACACAGGCGGGGACGATCACATTACGGGTATAGTTACCATGGCTGAACTTATGAGTGAGCGGACATGTGAGGAGTGTGGAGATCCTGGTCAACTGTATACTAATGGCTGGCATAAAACTCTATGCGTAAAACATGCTAAGGAAGCGGGCTGACCCGCTAGGCTACTGAGAGAAAAATAGATGCAAGAGTCCGAACCCAAACATTCTGTAGAAAACATGACTGAGATACAACTGGAATTATCAGAAGAAGATTATGAGTATATAAAAACTGCTTCCGCTTTGAGAGGAATTTCTATTGACGAGTTTATACAACAGGCGTTGCAAAAAGTTATTGATAAATATGAGGGGAAGACCTAATTATGAGAGATAAAATCGTATATTCTTTGAAGAAATATTTCGAAGCAGAAATCGACAAACGTATAGTAAATATCGAAATCATGCTCGCGAACCCTATGGCAATTCACGAACATACTGATTATACTGCTGCCATGGAACTTGAATTAGCAAAAATTAGTGAATATCAAGACAAGTTAGAAGTCCTAGAAAAATATTTTATCAATTGATCAATACGCCCACTTAGCTCAGTCGGTAGCAGCGTCTGCCTTGTAAGCAGAAGGTCATCCGTTCGATTCGGATAGTGGGCACCATAAATGCGAAAGAAAGAAATGCTTAAACAAATATTGTTCTCCTTGCTAATGGCCACTCCTGCAATAGCACAACCAGTAGCATCAGATGGTTATGTTTTTAAAGGCAGCCCGCCTGCCGTAAGAAAAGACTTTCGAGTTATTATAGAAGAATATAATACTCGTAATGAACTTGTAAAAGGTATACAAAAATATGGCGTCGCTCATGGTGATGTTCATGCTTTTGCTGTAATTGATCCAAACAAAAATACCTGCACAATACATATAATTAGACCAGCAAAACGTTATATGCCAGAACATATGGGTCACGAACTGACTCATTGCATTTATGGAGGGTGGCACAAATGAGCGACAACATTAAAGAACGCATTTCTACTTTTTTCCAACTTTCTGGGCTTTTGCTTTTCTTTGGTCTGTTCATTTATTCTTTTGTTGTAAGAGATTTTACATATTTCGGGATCCTTCTTCTTGGCATATTGATTGTTGTTTTCTTGTCTCTTTTTCTCGTTGTAACTGCATCAATTTTGTATTATATGTACAAAGCTTCAATTTTTGTCATCACAGGCAAAGAATTTGATTTATAAATAGGGTGTGGCCGTTTTATGGGGATCCCCTATGACTTTATTAGAAAAAGTGAAACATATTCTAGACAAAAAGACTCTTTCTCCTGAAAGTATAGCAACAAAACATAAAGTTCCTCTAGATACTGTTTTTAGACAA